TCAACATCTATAATTTTTGGTTTAATTGTTAATACAGAAATAGGTTTAATAATTCTTTCTTCAATAATATTTTTTTGCGTTTGTGTTAAAGTATATCCACCTTTTGGTTTTACGGCAATAAAAATAGTACCATAAACAGGAGGATTATTTTCTTCTCCACCCCAAACGTTAACAGCATCTACCGGAAAAACACCAGAATTATTCTGTATTAGATAGATGTAATCTTCTTTTGTAACGGCACGACCTTGAGCAGAGTATGATTTAGGTGCTGTGTATTTGATTGATTCAATGGTTTCTTTTTCGGAACCTTGAGTTGTAGAGGTGATAGGTAATATTGTGGTGTTTGAATAACCAGAAACAGCATCCATCAATACGAAATTGTTTGCACCTGCTGAACTTGTACCATTGGTCACAATATATGAAACCGTTACAATATTACCATCAGTAATTGATTTACCTAATATACCATCACCAAAATATATTTGATAGAAACCATTGATACCTTCTTGTAAAAAATACACACTTGATGTTGTATTTAAACTTAAATAATCTTCTGCTAAATTATAGATTTCATAGGCAGTATTTGAACCACTTTGTTGTACCGATACAGTCAGAGTTGTTGTGTCAACGTTTGTGTCGGGTAAATCAAATATAGCTGTTGGATTGGCCGCAGAATCATAGGTATAATTTAAGGTGATTGGTTCACCTTGTTTAATTGTTAAGTTTGAAAATGTAACTGAATTGGAAACAGTATTTGTATTTAATGTGGTTGAGTTAACTGTTACAAATTTATAATTCACGCCATCAATTGCTTCGGACATAAAAGAAGTAAATTTTGGTAGTGTTAACGAAGAATCAGTCACTTGATTAAAAGTGATATTAATGGTGGCTGATGGAGCTGATGCTGATTTTGGTGTATAGTTTAATAGTTTTGCATGAGAAACAACCGATGACCTTTGTAGTGCTGAATCCAAAAACATCTCATTAGCAACCATATTCAAGTAATAAGCATTATACTGTGTATTATAGGCAAGAATATCCAACAATGTAGAAAGTGCAGAACCTTCATAGTTGTAATCTTGTAATGTGTTTTGTGATTGCAGAAACTTTTTAAGATTAGTTTTAATTGTATTAAAATCTAAATCTGTAATCTGAATATTGGATTTATTTCCAGCCATTTTATCTATTTCTTTCTAGAAGTAATGTTACTGATGTTGGTAATGTAGCATTTTCAATGTAGAAACTAATTGTAATATCATAAGCATTTTTATCAGGATATGGTACAATGATTATTTCTTTTAACTTTGCTCTTTTTTCATAGTTTTTTATAACCAGTTCCACTTCTTTTTCTAAACTTGTTGCTGTTACCGGTGAAATTGGTTCAAATAGTATCGCATCAATGTTTGATCCAATGTCAGGATTAAAAGGTCTTTCATAATGTTTGGTCAACAGTAGATTACGGATTGAACGAATAACCGCCAAGTCATCGTAGCTAAGAGCGACATCACCAATTACCGGTTTTTTGGTAAATGTAAAGTCGATGTCTGAATATATCTTTGTTAGGTTTGCCATCTTTTATTTATTACGCTTCTAGGAGTAAATGCGCTTTTCGAAACTTTGAAAGCGCTAAAAAAAATTCTTGAGCCGGAACACAAAAATTCGAAATTTTGAGATTATGATATCCACACACAATTTTGATGAGTACCTGTGCTAACATAAGTAATTTTTATAACTCCTTTATTTCCTGGTTGTGGTGGAACCACAATAAATGATGGAGTGGGTGGACTTGCAAAACCTCCAGGTCTTTGCATTATTTCGCCTGCGCCACCAGCACCATAAATAAAAGATTGATTATTAGGATTTACTATAAATGTAGGATTGTCCGGTGCAACTCCAGGAAAACCTGGAAAAGTTGCAGGATTTTCTCCTGTTGGCCACCTACCGTTTATTGGTAAATTAAATGGATCTGTTTTAAATGATGGAGGAATTTGAAAAGACAAATCGTAATTACGGCTCATCCCTTGTCCATAATCAACTCTTGTTGTCAAAAATCCTGGCGGAACCTTCACATTATTGGTATTACTTGGATCTCCAAAAATTCCTCCTTGATGATTGACACCTTGAGGTGACTCAAATCCACTAATATAATCCATATTCCACGATCCTGCCCTACTTGACACAAAAATAATCGATTCTGCAGAACCAAAAAAAGTTGATCCACCACCACCACCATAATTAATTTTATTAAATCCTGTCGTACTGTAAATTGCAGTACGAACACCTTGTTCACCACCTCCGCCAACGCTTACTGGTATAACTTGTCCTGGAACCAAATTTACATTAGTAATTCTCGCATACGCACCTCCACCTCCACCTAAACCATAATTATAAAACCTATAGCCAAGTCTATTTGTTTGTGGTATGCTGTTGAAATCAAAAAAAGTATAAAGTTCATAAATTAAACTGATTCCTCCACCTCCACCTCCGCCTACAAGTTCTATTTTATTGGGAGCTTTTATATCCCAATCTGCTGGAACAGTCCAGTTTTGAGAACCAGCAGTGTCAATATATATTTCAGGCATATTAATTAAGAAGAAAATCCTAAAGTAATAACTAAAACAGCACTGGATGAACTTAAAGCATTGTTAGTTATACTAGCATACAAAGTTTCTCCTACAGCAACATTGAAATTCACATTTGGTACCCTAAAGCTATTACTCGTGTTGTTAACAGGAACAGATTGTAAATTTCCAATACTGCCACGACTATTAAAAATTGTTACTGTGGCAGTGCCAGAACCATTTACTATTGTTGCAGACATATAGCTAATTCGTAAGTTTCTTGGAGCATAATTTGTAAAATAATAAATGTTTGAAACATTAACACCTGTAATGTTTAGTGTTGCTGTTGTATCTGCAAACGGTCCTGTTGAACCAACGGGGCCTGTTGCACCTGTTGAACCTATTGGTCCTTGAATACCAGTTGCACCAGTAGAACCTTGTGGACCTGTTGCACCCACAGGACCAATTGGTCCTGTAGCACCGGTTGTTCCTGCACCCGTAGATCCAATTGGTCCGGTTGAACCCGTAGATCCAATTGGTCCAGTTGAACCCGTTGCACCTATCGGACCAATTGGGCCCGTAGCACCTCGGCCTAAACCGCTACTTGCAAGTTCACTTTGTTTTAATGGCATTTATTAAAATCCGTTCGTTGTTGGATTATAAAATACTTTACCGGTAACATCAGTTGTTTTTGTTATCGTTGGTGTGGAATAATTAAATGTTAACACATCACCACCACTATTCTCACCAAATTGTATTCTTATTGGATAATATATACCTGCTGTAAGAGAAGCAGTTCCATTTGCTTCAACAGTACCGTGTAACCCACCATTATTTACTGTTGCGTTTCCAGTTGTAAATCCAGACAAAGCATTTGAACCTACCCAAACATAAGAAGCATCATCACTTGATGTAAAAAATGTATATGTTTCTGTTGTGTTTGGTAAAAAATAACCTAACCATTGAACACTAAAACTACTTCCATCATCACTACTTGGTTCTGAAATTGCGGTAGTTTGAACTGATGTTGCTGGGTTAGCGCCAAAAGTTGTTGGTGTAGCTGTTGCAAAAAAACTAACATTATCAGCAAAGTATCCCGAATATGTGGTTTTAAATAAACCAGCAAGATAATTATTCAACTTTACATTGTTTATACTATTCATCAAAATTGATTGAATACTAGGCATCAAATAACTCCTGTTCCATTAATGTACCACGTATTTGCAGCAGTCATAATCATTGTTGCCATTCCATATGTTGTCACATTTCTTGAAATTGATGTGGTGTTACCTGCAAGATACAAAGATACACTATTGTTTGGTATAATGTTTACATTTGATGATGTGTTAGAAATAATGGTAATTGTTGTACCGTTAGCATATGTTGTATTTGATGTCCACGGAATATACAAATTCACCGAAGTTTTTAGTCCGCTATAATACAAATGTTTTCCTGAATCAGAATTTTGTAAAGTGTAATCAACCGATTGTCTATTTTGTGGTATTATCATAGCAGCATTGGCTGTATCAAAAGCTGCCTGTGCTTTCGTGTCGGTAGTAGTGATGTTAGTATTCTGTGTATCATCAACACCTTGAGTATAAATTGTATTTGCTGAAGCAGAATTAGCTCTGTCAAAAGCATCAGAATAATATATTGATAATCCTGTTGCACCAGTATTTCCTGTTACACCTGTTGCACCATCTGAACCAGTTGCACCAATTGGTCCTGTAGCACCAGTATTACCTGTTGGGCCTTGTGGTCCGGTTGCACCAGTTGTTCCAATCGGTCCTGTATCGCCGGTATTACCTGTTACGCCTGTTGCACCAGTTGAACCTATTGGTCCTGTGTTACCTGTATTTCCTGTTATACCTTGAATACCCGTGGCACCAGTTGAGCCAATCGGTCCTGTATCACCGGTATTACCAGTTAAACCAGTTGCGCCAACAAGACCTGTTGCACCAGTATTACCGGTTACACCTTGAACACCAGTAGCGCCTGTTGCACCATCAGGTCCTTGAATGCCTGTGGCACCAGTTGCACCTTGAACACCGGTTGCACCTGTGTCACCTTGTGGTCCTGTTGATCCTGTATTACCTGTTGGGCCAGTAGCACCAGTAAGTCCGGTTGGGCCTGTTGCACCTGTGGTACCTTGAATACCAACTGCACCATCAAGGTTAATAATCCAAGAACTATATTGATTTGATGTTGCATTAGCTGTATTTGTTACAGTTAAAATTAATTGTCCATTCGACTGTTCATAAGTGTTAACTGTACCATGTATATAATCCGTTGGATCAACAAAAGAAACAACAATAATAGTTTGTTGAGGACTATAATCCAAATACAAATCATTAGTAACTAAAGTTAATGTATTGCCAATTGGATAATTAGTTAATGTTATCGTGGTGTTAGATGTTGTGTGATAGCGGTCACCATCAGCACCAGAAACACCAGTAGCACCAGTATTACCAGTTAGACCGGTAGCACCTATTGGTCCTGTAGAACCGGTTGCACCATCTGTTCCTGAAATACCTGTAGCACCAGTAGAACCTTGAGTGCCAGTTGCACCTGTAGCGCCAGTATTTCCTGTTGGCCCTATTACACCGGTCGCACCAGTTGAACCAATCGGTCCTGTATCACCGGTATTACCAGTCAAACCAGTAGCACCAGTTGAGCCAATCGGTCCTGTATCACCGGTATTACCAGTTAGACCGGTAGCACCAGTATTTCCTGTTGGTCCTGCTGGTCCTGTTGCACCATCAGATCCTTGTATACCTGTGGCACCAGTATTTCCTGTTGAACCTTGTGGTCCAGTTACACCAGTTGAACCTACTGGTCCCGTTGCACCGGGATCACCGGTGGGCCCTTGTGGTCCTGTAGAACCTATTGGACCAGTAGCACCAGTATTCCCTGTTGGTCCTGTAGAACCTGTTGGACCAGTAGCACCAGTATCTCCTGTTGGTCCTGTTGAACCTGTTGGACCAGTAGCACCAGTATCTCCTGTTGGTCCTGTTGAACCTACTGGACCTGTGGATCCTGTATTTCCTGTTGGTCCTGTTGAACCTGTATTTCCTGTTGGTCCTGTAGAACCTGTTGGACCAGTAGCACCAGTATCTCCTGTTGGTCCTGTTGAACCTGTATTCCCTGTTGGTCCTGTAGAACCTACTGGACCTGTTGCACCAGTTTGTCCTTGAATACCTGCAGCACCAGATAAATCAGTTACGTAAGAATAAATTGTTCCATTCCACAGATATAACCTAGAGTTTTCAGCATCTTCTACATTGCCTGTATCAATGATTGCAAATTGGCCGTTAGCAATTCCTGTTGGTGATGTGTCAGCTGTTAGACTTGCAACATTACTATATGTTTTTGCAATGATAAATCCTAAACCGGTTTCACCAGTGGCTCCAGTCAATCCTGTTGAACCTACTGGACCTGTGGATCCTGTATTTCCTGTTGGTCCTGTTGAACCTACTGGACCTGTGGATCCTGTATTTCCTGTTGGTCCTGTTGAACCTATTGGACCAGTAGCACCAGTATCTCCTGTTGGTCCTGTTGAACCTATTGGTCCAGTAGCACCAGTATCTCCTGTTGGTCCTGTTGAACCTATTGGACCAGTAGCACCAGTATCTCCTGTTGGTCCTGTTGAACCTACTGGACCTGTGGATCCTGTATTTCCTGTTGGTCCTGTTGAACCTACTGGACCTGTGGATCCTGTATTGCCTGTTGGTCCTGTTGAACCTATTGGTCCAGTAGCACCAGTATCTCCTGTTGGTCCTGTTGAACCTACTGGACCTGTGGATCCTGTATTTCCTGTTGGTCCTGTTGAACCTATTGGTCCAGTAGCACCAGTATTACCAGTTAGACCTGTTGAACCAGTTAAACCAATTTCACCAGTATTACCTGTTGGTCCTGTTGAACCTATTGGTCCAGTAGCACCAGTATTACCAGTTAGACCTGTTGAACCAGTTAAACCAATTTCACCAGTATTACCTGTTGGTCCTGTAGCACCAGTATTCCCTGTTGGTCCTGTAGAACCTATTGGACCTGTGGATCCTGTATTACCTGTTGGTCCTGTAGAACCTACTGGACCTGTTGCACCAGTTTGTCCTTGAATACCTGCAGCACCAGATAAATCAGTCACATATGTGTATATTAAACCATTCCATAAGTATAATTTTGAATTTTCAGCATCTTCTACATTGCCTGTATCAATGATTGCAAATTGGCCGTTAGCAATTCCTGTTGGTGATGTGTCAGCTGTTAATGATGCAACGTTTGAGTACGTTTTTGCAATAGTAAATCCTAAGCCGGTTTCACCAGTAGATCCAACTGAACCAGTTGCACCCGTAGGACCTGTTGAACCTGTTGGACCAGTAGCACCAGTATCTCCTGTTGGTCCTGTTGAACCTATTGGTCCAGTAGCACCAGTATTACCAGTTAGACCTGTTGAACCAGTTAAACCAATTTCACCAGTATTACCTGTTGGTCCTGTTGAACCTACTGGACCTGTTGATCCTGTATTGCCTGTTGGTCCTGTTGAACCTATTGGTCCAGTAGCACCAGTATTCCCTGCAGGACCGGTTGCACCAGGAGTTCCTGAAGTGTATAGTAAACTATTCCATGGAGTTATACCATCACCATATTTTATTTTAGTGGTGTCTATTTCATAACCAGGTTCACCTTGTGACAAAGTGGGGTTCGTGCTTGTCCAATTATTTGATGAATCTCGTCTTATTTGTATTTTGCTAGCCATTTTAAGCTGTGCCTCCGTTATAAATTAAATCTGATGATGAAAAAACAGTATTTCCTGCTCCTCCGTCAATTATGTCTAATAGACCGTAAACAGAAATTGCGGAACCACCTTCTATATCCATCATATCCGATGGACTATAAACAGAAATTGCCGAACCACCATCTATATCTATGTGCCGTATTCTTTTGGTTGAAATAATTAATTGCTTAGGATTTGTGTTTGCGTTAATTCTAAGTATAACATCATTTTCTGAAACCAGTTGTATAATATCTTCATCAATAGCAACCAAATCACTTTGGCCATCAACTTTCCATGTTTTAAAAGATCCATTCGATACACCGGTGGCACCGATTGGTCCTGTGGCACCGGTATTTCCTGTTAGTCCAGTTACACCTGTGGAACCGGTCAAACCAGGTATTCCTGTTGCACCTGTTGAACCAAATACACCCGTTGCACCGGTTGATCCAAATAAACCAGGTTCTCCTGTTGCACCTGTGGAACCAAATGCTCCTGTGGAACCAATTGGTCCTGTGGCACCGGTTGATCCAAATAAACCAGGTTCTCCTGTTGCACCTGTAGAACCAAATACACCTGTTGCACCTTCAGGTCCTGTGGCACCGGTTGATCCAAATAAACCAGGTTCTCCTGTTGCACCTGTTGAACCAAATACACCTGTTGCACCTTCAGGTCCTGTGGCACCTGTAGAACCAGTCAAACCAGGTTCTCCTGTTGCACCTGTAGAACCAAATACACCTGTTGCACCTTCAGGTCCTGTGGCACCGGTTGATCCTTGGAGCCCTGTTGCACCAGTATTACCCGTAAATCCTGTGGCACCGGTTGCACCAGCAATACCAACAGAACCATTTAAATTAATTAACCAAGAACTATAAGAAGTGTTACTGGCAAAATCATTATTTGTAACAGTTAATATTAATTGTCCATTTGATTGATTGTAAAAATAAACACTACCGTTTAAATAATTATTAGGATTTTCATCAGCAGCAAGAATTACACTTTGTTGTGAACTATAACTTAAAAATAAATTTGCTGTTGTTAAAATTAATTGATTACCAACATTGTAATCACTTAAAGTTAATGTTGTATTTGAAGTTGTTCTATATTTGTCACCTTGAGCACCCGAAGCGCCAGTCGAGCCTTCAAGGCCTGTGGCTCCTGTGGAACCTGTTAGTCCTGTGGATCCTGTTGTACCCGTTGGTCCTGTGGATCCTGTATTGCCTTTTAATCCAGTTGCACCAGTTGTTCCAATTGGTCCAGTAGATCCTGTAAATCCTTGTGGTCCTCTAGGGCCCGTAGAACCAAAAACACCAGTTGCACCTGTAGAACCAAAGACGCCCGTTGCACCTGTAGCGCCCTCAAGACCAGTTGCACCTGTTGAACCAAAAACACCGGTTGCTCCCGTAGAACCGAAAACACCAGTTGCGCCTGTGGATCCAAAAAGTCCTGTTGCACCTGTATTTCCCGTAATACCAGTAGAACCTCTTGATCCTGTTATTCCTGTCGATCCTGTAGAACCAATTACACCAGTCGCTCCTGTAGCTCCTGTTGATCCATCAAAACCTGTGGCACCCGTTGTTCCAATTACACCTGTGGCACCGGTACCACCTATTGATCCAGTTGCGCCTGTAGCTCCTGTTGAGCCATTTGGTCCTGTGGCACCAGTAGAACCTAATAAACCTGTAGCTCCTGTAGCACCTACACCTGTAGCTCCTGTTAATCCAGTATTACCAATATTACCTCTTGGTCCTGTGGCACCAGTAGAGCCTATACCTGTAGCTCCTGTAGCACCAATTGGTCCAATTAATCCAGTTGATCCTGTATCACCTTGTGGTCCAGTTGCACCAGTTGTTCCAATTGATCCAGTTGAACCAGTTGTTCCCGTATTACCAATCACACCTTGAATACCTGTGGCACCTTGTGGTCCAGTTGCACCAGTTGTTCCAATTGATCCAGTTGCACCGGTTGCTCCTTCGCCGGTGGCACCTTGTAGTCCAGTTGCACCCGTTGCACCACCCGGATCACCTTGAGGTCCCTGTGGTCCTGTACTACCAATGTCACCTTGAGGTCCTTGTATTCCAATTGGTCCAGTTGAACCTCTTACACCTTGAGGTCCTTGTATTCCAATTGGTCCAGTTGCACCGGTTGCTCCTTCGCCGGTGGCACCTTGAGGTCCAGTTGCACCTTGAGATCCAGTTGCACCAGTTGTTCCTGTATTACCAGTTACACCTTGAGTTCCTTGTAATCCAATTGGTCCAGTTGCACCTTGAGATCCAGTTGCACCAGTTGTTCCTGTATTACCAGTTACACCTTGAGTTCCTTGTAATCCAATTGGTCCAGTTGCACCTTGAGATCCAGTTGCGCCAGTTGTTCCAATTGGTCCAGTAGATCCTGTAAATCCTTGTGGTCCTCTAGGGCCCGTAGAACCAAAAACACCAGTTGCACCTGTAGGACCAATAGAACCTGTTTCTCCTGTGGCACCCTCAAGACCAGTTGCGCCCGTTGAGCCTACTGGACCAGTTGAACCAGTTGAACCTATGCCGCCGGTAGCACCGGTGGCACCTGTCGTTCCAATTACACCCGTTGCACCAGTAGAACCTATGCCTGTAGCTCCTGTAGCACCGGTGGTTCCCGTAGCACCACCCGGATCACCTTGAATACCTGTTGCACCAGTTAATCCTGTTGATCCTGTATTACCAGTTGGACCTGTTGAACCTATTAAACCGGTTGCACCAGTATCACCGGTATTACCTCTTGGTCCTGTGGCACCTGTAGAACCTACATTTCCTTGAAAACCTTGAAGTCCTGTTGCACCTCTTAAACCTTGAGGTCCCGTAGCACCGGTGGTTCCTGTAGCACCACCCGGATTACCTTGAATACCTGTTGCACCAGTTAATCCTGTTGCGCCTTGAATGCCTGTAGCACCTACACCTGTAGCTCCTGTTAATCCAGTATTACCAATATTACCTCTTGGTCCTGTGGCACCTGTGGGACCTTGAATGCCTGTAGCACCTACACCTGTAGCTCCTGTTAATCCAGTATTACCAATATTACCTCTTGGTCCTGTGGCACCTGTGGGACCTTGAATGCCTGTGGCACCTTGTGATCCAGTTGCACCAGTTATTCCAATTGGACCTGTTGCACCACCTGGAGTACCTTGAATACCTGTGGCACCTTGTGGTCCAGTTGCGCCTGTTTCACCAACAGGACCAATTTCACCGGTTAAACCTGTTGCTCCAAAAGGTCCAACATCTCCTGTAGCACCCATTTCTCCCGTAGCACCTGTTGCACCACCTGGATCACCTTGAGGTCCAGTTGCACCTGTTGTTCCAATTGGTCCCGTAGATCCCGTAAATCCTCTTAAACCTGTAGCGCCGGTAGAACCTAATGGACCAGTAGCTCCTGTAGTACCCAAGCTTCCTGTAGCACCAGTAGCGCCAGTTGTTCCTGCACCGGTTGCACCAGTCGATCCTATTGGTCCAGTTGCGCCACCTGGATCACCTTGAGGACCAGTTGCACCAGTTGAACCAAATCCACCAGTAGCACCTGTTGCGCCAGTAGCGCCTCGTAATCCTGTAGCACCTGTTGAACCTAAAGATCCTGTAGCACCTGTTGAACCTAAAGATCCTGTAGCACCAGTTGCACCAGTTGTTCCAATTGGACCTGTTGCACCTGTGGATCCCAATACACCAGTAGCTCCTGTGGATCCTGTTGTACCTATAAGTCCTGTAGATCCTGTTAAACCAATTTCACCTTGAGGACCAGTTGCACCAGTTGTTCCAATTTGTCCAGTTGCACCTGTTGAACCTATTGGTCCTTCAATGCCAGTTGCACCAGTAGATCCTCGTGGACCTATTGGCCCAACAGGACCGGTGGTGCCTGTAGCACCGGTTGTTCCTGCACCTGTAGATCCTGTTGGACCAGTTGCACCAGTTGTTCCAATTTGTCCAGTTGCACCTGTTGTTCCAATTGGTCCAGTTGAACCTGTTAAACCTATTGGACCAGCACTTGATACTTGTCGCCATGTTGTACCATCATAAATCAAATAAATTAAACTCTGACCCACATCCAATACAAGTGTATCATTAACACCTTCAATTGTTTCACCATTTGGATTAATTATAAGATTTCGAACACTCCAATCATTATTAAAAGTTCCAGCATCAGCAATAATAACTGTGTTACTGAGCACGGGTGATGCAGGAAGTGTAATTGTAAAAGATCCGTTTGCAGTATTTGCAAGATACTGTTGATTGAGTGTTACCGTTGTATTTGATGAGATTGTGATCCAAGGCTGATTTTGGCCGGTTGCACCTGTTGTGCCTTGATTACCGGTAGAACCTGTTGCACCTCTAAGTCCTACTGGACCTTGTGGGCCGGTTGCACCAGTTGAACCTAAACTACCTATCGATCCTGGAGTTCCTGTCGCACCAGTCAAGCCTTGAATACCGGTTGCGCCAGTTAATCCTGTTGAACCTTGTGGTCCAGGAATTCCAATTGGGCCAGTAGCGCCGGTTGTTCCTAATTGACCTGTTGCGCCGGTTGCACCGATATCACCGGTTGCACCTGTTGGCCCACCTGAAGGACCTGTTGCGCCTGTTGGTCCAGTTAAACCTGTTGCACCAAGGCCAGTAGCACCTTGTATACCCGTAGCACCTTGAACACCTAACGCACCAGTAGCACCTTGAGCGCCTGTAGCTCCAGGATTTGAACCTAAAGGTCCTATCCAAGCTCCATTAGCGGCAATTACCGGAGTAATGCCAACAGTCAGCCCATTTTTTACTATGAAAAAATTATTTGCGTCACAGCTCAAGGTTCACTATCCCCTTTGTTTTAAAACGTACTTCTATAACTAACTATTTAGTTTAATAGTTTGAGGCATTTCATGAGGATAATTTTTCTTTAACCAATTCAATTGAAGTCTTGCATCATTTCTTTCATACCAACCATTACCAGTGTAAACATTTAAAACAGATTGAAAATATTCCTCATACATTTTGCCAACTTTTTCTAATGTAAAGTTTTCAGCAAAAGCACGACAATTTTTAGGATTAATATTGTGAATATTGTTAGCAGCCCACAAATATTGTTCAAAGGTTCTACAACGATAACCAGTAATTCCATGTATGTTATTTTCTGTAAATGAACCCCAATCAGTTGTAATTGTAGGTGTTCCTGAGAACAACATTTCAACTTGAACTCCACCAAAAGGTTCAACATACATTGATGGCACAAAGGCTGCTTTTGCACCGGACATCAATTTTCTTCGCATCTCAACGTCAGCGTAACCAATTTCAGTAATATGAGCAGGTATCTCTTTATAACCCATTTGAGTTAATGAATTTTGGCCTGCAATAATTAATTTGGCACCAAGTGCTTCAGTTACTTGAACCGCAACATTTACACCTTTACCATCATATACACGACCTAAAAATAAAAAATAATCTTTTTTCTTTTCTTGGAAAGTAAAATCATCAGGATCAAAATAGTTTGGAATAACTGCATCATACCAATCTTGTTTGCAACTACCAACGGCTGTCATTCCATAATAAGCATGGTATATTGCATATGATTCAAATATTTTCCAGCGAGCCCAATGTCCGCCAGCATAACCAATTCCTGGTTCAACACAAATTAAATCTGAATGTGCATCACAAACTGGACGCACACCTGATCCCCAAAAAGGAAGAATAAAATCGTGTTTTTGTTTTCTTTTACCAACCTCCACAATGGCGTTTTTATAGAATGTTTGGTAAGCATGGTCATTGACATCAAATTTATAAAAATTCTTACGCCAGTCATAATCACCATAAGCAATTTCTAAATCTTTATTAGTGGTGACCGTAACATGTTCATCACAAACTAAATCTGAATCTTCGTGGCCGTAGTGTATAATAGTATGGCCTAACGACTTCATCATTTTGCCAAATTTAACTACCTTTTGTGTATAAGCACAAGCATTATATTCTTTTGAAGATACAGTATGTGGTAAACCTAAAATATGAAAACGCATAATAAAATCACCTTTTTAAAAAATTATATTGTGATTAACCTTCTAATCATCTTAACAGTATTTATTGCTTGTGTAGGACGAAAATATAAATTAACCACGTTGTTTGCAACATCAGCATCAAATTGACCAAGAGTAATATCACTTACAAGTTCACCGTATTGAGTCATAAAGGCACAAATTCCATTGTGCATTACCCTTAACTCAATTACTTGATAAAAAGAACCTGATGTTATTTGTATTTCATATTTGGCACTTCGATATGTGTAAATATCAAAATTGTCAACAGCAATTGGATTAGTTGTTGTTGTGTCAAATTGAATAATCGATACACCACCACCAGCAGCTTCTAAAGAGGTGGCAGATGTAATGCGGCCAAACCTATCTACTGTAAAAATAGGAACTCTGTTTGCAGAACCATAAGTTCCAGGACTAACACCCGTATCTGTAAGAGTAAAAGTTCCTGTTTCACCAGTAGTTGTGGCACCCGTACCACCAGTTACAATTGTTGTGCCTGTTCCTGTGCCTGACGTTAAAGCAGATGCAAACGGATTATTATACAATACGGCTGAAGTATTTACTGTTACAGCCAAAGGCTTTGCAGTAGCTAAATCAGTTTTTAATTTTGTTGTGCCAACTATTTGCAATAAAGAATTTTGTGTATCACCAACACTAGAAAAAGTCAAAACGGTTTGATAATCTCTTATAATTGCCAACGAATTTTGATAAAAATTAATATCTCCGTTTCTTCTGGTTGCCAACAAGGTTTGTAGAGAATTAACATCTGTTATAATTGTGTTAATACTAGAAACAGAAATGTTACTGTATGTGTTACCATCTTCAACATACAGAGAATTACCTAAAGTTCTTGAATCTATAATTATTGCGTTACTTCTTGAATCAACATCGTCACGAATATAGAGGCTAGTAAAATTTCCTAATACCGGCACGTTATTTTGTGTTTGATCCGATTTATTGGTTAAGCTTAATACTTGGCGACCAATTGATAGGGCTGTATTTAAATCTGGATATAAAACAGTATTGGCTGATCGTTCAACACCAGATATATAATTTGTGTGTGTTGTAAAATCAGAAACAGCCGTTAATGCATTTATAATTGAAGAATATAATGTGTTTGCTTGTGTTGGAGCTACATTAAAAGTTATTGAACTGATGTTACAGTTTGCAGCCATACCTGTAAGAACAACTGTCATATTACTTAATACAGATGAATATGGATTCTGATAGTAACCTGTTGCTGTTGATGTTGCAATATCATCAACTTGCCATTGACTTAAATTAATTGAAGAATTATTAAGAAAGTTATTCGCACCAGGAGCTAAATCGACATCATCACCAAATTTGGTGGTATCAAAATTATATCCTAATCTATTGTATATACTGGACATATTATGATTCCATTGGTGCGTTTAATGGAGGTGAAGTTGGGAATCCACGGTTTCCAATATGAGTATGCATATTAACTTTTATTCTAAACATTTGTACTGAACCAAACATATCTGAAACCATTGGCGCAAACATTGAAATGCCGGCATCAATTGTTGTACCTGCTATCATATAACCTAAAGTTTCAACAGATTTATTACCAGATACAGAAAGACCTGCTGTAATATTTCCATCTGCTTGAACTGATTGTGATGTGCCTATATCACCACGAACATACAAATCAGCATTTACGTTAACAGTTGAGGCACCTAATGTAATATCACCAGAAGAATTTATTTCCACATCACCGTCAACAGATTGAATTGCATCTCCAGAAACAGATTGATTTACATCACCTTTAACATTTTGATATGCAGACCCATCAATTTGTGTATAAGCATCACCTTTAATGTGAAGTGCCGAATCACCCTCAATAGTTATGTTGCAAATGCCTCTAATTAATACGTTTTTATCAGAAGCAATAATTTCATAGCCTTTACCAACAATTTTATGAACTTCATCACCATTAGGATGCATTTCAATAAACGAACCTGAACGGTGTTGTATACGAACACGTTCACGAGTTGGTGTATCATCCATTTCAAATGAATGACCTGATTCTGTTTGTTGTATATTATTATAAGAATATATTGGTTGGTAATCAGTATTAGCTGCTGATTCCGGTTCCGTCCATGACATATCGGCCATTATGGTTTCCCAATCGTATTTTGAACTGGCACAATAGTTTCTTTATCGGTCAAAGCTAGTTCTGCTGCAATAGCTGATGAGTTCGCTAAAGAAACATTTCCTTCTGTAATATTTTTTTGAATTTCTTGACCTACAGCAATTGCACCAGATATACCACCAAGAGCTTCTTTTAAACAATCTTGTAGAAATTTGGCTATTCTTGCTGGTAATGTAGCAACGTATTGAATTATTTTTTGTAGTTGATCCATTAAATCTTTAACAGCTCCGGCATATTGTTGTATTTTTTTAATAAATTTTTGTATTACTTTAACTTGTGCTTTAATTGTTTTTATAGCACTTCTGATTTCATCAGCAAATGGACTTGAAGATGCACTAGCCCAAAGGCCTTTAATTGCGGATCTAATTGTTTCTACCAATTCACTTGTTTTAAATGCCATTTTAGCAATTTCAAATTTCATATTTACTGAGATGTCACACACATGAGCTAAATTAGCATTGGATTGTGAAATGGCTGTTTTATCAACCACACCTCTAGATAAAGGTGAAAGTGTAGGTTTGCCTGCTTCATATTGAACTTGGCCTGATGGTGGTGTTGCCGGTTTTAAATCACTCTGAGGTGAAAATCCTTTATTTTTATTTGGTACAGCTTCAAGTCCAGGAAAAACACCCATCATTATTGGTGATTGTGATGAAGTTCCGTCAGAGAAGAAACCCATCACATAGTCACCTAATCTAGGTGCACTAAATGATTTTGAATTGTTTACTGGATTAACGGCTGCGGCCCAAGGTAAATCTTTTGTTGGTAATTCTACCAAGTTATCTGTGTGGTGTCCGAAGATACGAACTTTTGCTCGACCCAATTTGGCTGGATCGTTAACATCTTCTACTACACCATACCACCAATTAAATCCATCTTTGCCTATAAAATTATTCATTCTGCCACCGCTTCTTTAAATGCCGTTTGATCTATTTCTTGATAATTATTTGGTACACTATCTTTACTAATTTCAAGAACTGTTTGATATTTATTTGGTTGTATGATATGTCGAACTGCTGTGACCAAATATTTGCCTGAATAAAATTTGTCCAATTGTTTTTCGTTTGTTTCTGGTCTTAGTGACATCAAATTAAATTCAATTGTTCTGCCTACTGTCAAACCTGGATCACCAGGTATTGTTAATTTAACAACAGTATAATTTGCGAGAGCAATTTGTGCCGTTCTATTTGGCAAATATGTTTCTATTGCAATGTTTTTTGCAACTGATCCTGGTATTTCTTTAAAGTAAGCTGCTTCATTTTGGCCAGAATTTGACAAAGCTACTTTTAGTGTTGCATCATATGTTTCATATTGAGTTAACCCCAATCTATTCTTTAACGCATTACTTACTTCACCTTCATTTAATGTAACTGCTTGGTTCTTATACTTTAAATAATCAAAATCGGTTACTTTGTATGACCTTGTTAATGGATCAATTGAAATTAATCTGTTTGCAAATGTGCCAGAACTTATTTCGTTGACTGAATCATAAGTTTTAACAAATTCATAATCCAAAACACTTATTGTTTTTTCTTTAAAAGATTGTTTATCCATGGCAATGTTTTGTGCCTGATACTTGTAAGTAGCATATGGTTCTTCTTTAAACATGGACTGCAATGATCGGTAATTAAACCCATCTTTAGTTTCAAAGAATAACATATCAGCACCAACGGAACCATTATTTGCTGGTCGAGCATAAGTTGACAACCAACTAATCGCTTCAAATGGTTTTAATCGAGGTATAACAAAATCATATAAACCAGTTGTTGATTCAATGTTATTAATTTTGCTGCTAGGCACTTTTAATTTATCAACCAATATGTTTTCTACAATAGTGGATATTTTTTGGCCAGTATACGATTTACTGATTTTAATTTGTTCAGATAACAACAATTCTTCCGAACAGAAATATAGTGTGTATGTTTCAGTATTTAAATTTCCTGCAGGTTTTTTACCTCCAACTTTGTATACTCGAAACAATTGATCATTATTGTTTGATCCATTTTTCACTTTACCAAAATTAACTTCAATGAATTCATTACCTGTTAATTGAAAAAGTTCAATAAATCCTTGAGAATCTGTTACTGTAACATAACCTGAGGCTGTAAAACTATAAAGGTCCTCATAATAGGACATATCAATCATTAAACGTTTTAACTCAAATTTTTGACCACTTGAAGTTAAAAAATTTAAAGTTTCTAATGAATAGTCTTGTGTATAGTAGGCACCAGGAGATTCCACACCTAAAGAAGATTGATCAAATTCTGCCATGTTAAGCCATTAATTTTTTAAACTGTTTTTCCAATTCACCCACATAAATTGAATTTAATAATTTTATATTTCTATACGATTCATTTAAATCTGTTTCGTATTCATAATAAGAAACTGTTTTACGGCTAGTGGTTATAGTAAATGGTCCGGTTGCCATGTTACGTTCAAACACTCCGGTTTGTAAAGTATTATAAGATTGTTGATCAATAATATAATTGTCAATTGTCGTGGTGCTTGTTCTTGAATTAAATTTGGTAATCACTTTTTCATAATGATGAATGGTAGCTTTAGCATTAAAATTATATTTATCTGTGATATAAGATTCTAAAACACTAGACTGCATTGGCCATTGCCATTGTGGGTCTAATATTTGATTTACGTATAAAACAATCCAATAACGATAAGAATCACCATAATATTTGTAAGCAATAATTTCTGGTGTATCTCCTTCTTGGATATCATATGAATAATATACTAATGGATTATTAAGTATGTCGGGAATAACACTACACCTTGCCATCAAATTCACCATTAGTGATGAATTACCACTTGTATCGGTTTTAATAATTTTTGGTAATGTGTCGAAATATTGCATTAATAACCTTCTTTTTCTATTTTTTCTCTTGTAATGAGTTCAACTTCTTTGAAATTTATAGTTACTGTTGTTTGAACTGGTGCACCATCACCAAAAGTTGAAAATCCGTTTGGAGAATAATTGATATCAATACTTTCAATTACACTCTCAGCAACTCGGCCAACATTTTGATTTCTTTTACCATTAAATAAAAATTCTAAATTAAATGTTGACGGAGGTACAAAAAACATACCGGCTGTGCCTTCTGCCAATCGTGGTGCTGCATGTGTTTTTAACATTTTAACAATTTTTGCAACTGTTTCCGCTTCTTTTTTAGAATATGGTGTAAATGTAAATGCCATCTGATATGTTCTAAAATCTATACCATCAAATAATAATTGTTGTTGTGGGTTAAAAGCAAATCCGGCACCCTTGGCCAATAATCTTGCTGGCCCACTGGTAGCAATAGAAGCGATTGCACCAACTGCTCTGCCTATTCCCGGTACCTGAGCAGCAGCGTCAACCAAACTTAATTGTCCGTATGAAGCAGAATATGTAAAAGCCATCGTATCTGGTATATACAATGATATTCCGGCAACAGATTTTTTGGTTGGGTTTTTAATGTTGATACTGTCATTACCTAGAAAATCTTTCAATCCAGCAACCGATTTATCTAATTCGCCACCAAGTGATATTTTTCCACTTTTTATATCGTCAACATAAGATGTAACAGCATTTAATCCTGATTCTAAAGAACTACCAGCATTATTGACAGCACTATTAACAGCACCAAATAATTTATCTTTACCTTTAATAAAACTGCTCTTTACACTTTCATATGTTGCTGGTGTTATTTCATTGATATTAATTACAACAACATGGCCTCTTGTCGATGTCTGTAAATCTCTAGGGTATTGTAAATCGGTTCGACCAAATTTATTTCCAAATAGAGTACCTAATGGACCTTCAACTAAGGCTCCAGGTATGGAAACTCCACCTATAGAATTTGGTATGGAAATAATGGCCATTGAATCCTCTATTAAAAAAGTTATACATAGTATTTATATGGCTTATAATGGACGTTTCACACCTTCTAATCCTCAAAAATACGTTGGGGATCCTAATAATATCATTTATCGCTCTTCTTGGGAGTGTAAGATGATGAATTGGTTCGACAAAAATCCAGATATTGTATCATGGGCATCAGAAGAATTGATCATTCCTTATAAATCTCCAAAAGATGGCCTGTGGCATCGTTACTTTCCAGATTTTTTGATTAAAGTTAGAACCAAAACAGGAGTGTTGAAAACAATGTTACTTGAAGTTAAACCTAAGAAACAAACAATCACTCCTGAAACTAAAAAACGATTGACAAAACAATACATAAATGAGGTGGTTACATATGGAATCAATCAAGCCAAATGGAAGGCCGCCACGGAATATTGTTTAGATCGTGGTTGGGAGTTTAAGTTAATAACAGAAGATCATCTAGGACTATAGACTAAATAATACAATGGGATCTAAACTTACACAATTAGCCAAAGAAAGAACAACTGCTCAATTGCAAATAATGAGCCGTGATTCTCTTAAATGGCTAACCACAAAGATTGCTGAGTTGAGAAATCCTTCAGGAATACCATCAACAATCAATAACGAAGCTTTTAGAAAAAGAAATCGTTTTGTGACTGGTGGATTATATTATTTTTATTATGATCCTAAAACGAAAAAAGACATACCATATTATGACCGCTTTCCTTTGGTTTTGGTATTGGAAAAATATAAAGATGGTTTTCTCGGTTTAAACCTACATTATCTACCGGTAAAATACCGAATCACGCTTTTGGATAAACTGATGGATTACGCCATCCTTGACGGCAATAATGATATTATGCGTATGAGAGTCAGCTACGATATTTTAAACGCCTCCAAGCGTTATAGAGAGTTTCGGCCATGCTTGAAGAAGTATTTACATGGTCATATTCAGTCAAAAATACTTGCCGTACAACCAAATGAATGGGATATTGCGGCATACTTGCCTATTCACCAGTTTAAAAAGGCTTCGGTAAATGAAGTTTGGCAAGATTCATTAGAAGAAATAAGGAAAAGTTAAATGCCAGGTACCATTAACGATTTTAAATCCAGTTTCACAAAAGACCTAGCGAGAGCAAATAGGTTTGATGTGAACATTCCTATTCCTTTAACTTTAATACCATATATCAAATCGGCTAGAAATTTAGTGTACCGTTGTGAGAATGCTAATTTGCCAGGTAGAAGTTTAATGACAGTAGAACAAAAAATTGGATCTAATCCTGTTGAGAAGTATCCATATCTGACTGGTTATAACGACATGGATTTAACTTTTATTGTTGATGGTGATATGCAACAAAAAATATTCTTTGATGCTTGGATGAATTTTATTAATCCAACATACAATTATAATTTTAGATACAAGGGTGATTATTCCACGACAATACAGATTAATCAATATGATGTAGAAAACAAAGTATCATATTCTGTTAATTTGTTTGATGCGTTTCCAATTTCAATGAATCAATTAGATTTAGATTGGTCATCCGATAACCCACACAAGCTTTCAGTAACTTTTGCATACACTCGTTGGAGTAATAATTCTCTACAATCATTTGGTATGGAATTGGTCGATGCTGGCTTGGCCAATTTTTCTGATGTGGTTGGTGGTTTAGGTGGAAACGCTCAAGGTGCTGTAAGTGCAGCTGGTCAATCAATAGTGAATAACATACAAAGAAGTATTTTTAAGTGATTTTATAAGGAGATAAATTATGGCTTTACCAAAACTTGATGTGCCGACATATGAAATAGAATTGCCGTTATCTAAAAAGAAAATTAAATACAGACCATTTTTGGTTAAAGAACAAAGAAACCTTTTGATGGCAGTTGAATCGAATGAAACATCCACAATTCACCAAAATGTAAAAGATATCCTTTATAATTGTACCTTAACGGAAGGTGTCGATATTGAAAAATTACCCATCATTGATGTTGAATATTATTTTGTTAACTTACGTGCTAAATCAGTAGGTGAGGTTGTTGAATCAAAATATAAGTGCAATAATGAAGTTGAAGATAAAGTATGTGGTAATTTAATGGAAAAAGAAATCAATCTATTAGATTTACAGGTTGAACGCAAAGAAGGTGTTTCTGATGAAATTCAGTTGACCGACACAATCTCAATCAAATTAAAATATCCAGAGTTCAACATAGTTCAAGATTCATTGAAGTATAATAATATTACTGAAACCACATTTAATATGATTGCCAGTTCTATAGAGTATATCTATGATGGTGAACAATTCTATTACTCAGCAGAAGCACAACCAGGTGAAATGTTAGAGTTTGTGGAAGGCATGAATCAATCACAGTTTGCCAAGGTAGAGAATTTTTTTAATAATTTGCCAAGTTTAAAACAAACAGTTGAAATTGATTGCTCAAAGTGTGGGTTTCACCATAAAATAGAAGTAGAAGGCCTAGAAAATTTTTTCGGCTAATTTTTCGTCATGACAATCTGAGTAATTATTACAAGACAAACTTTTCATTGATACAACACCACAAGTATAGTTTGTCAGAGCTTGAAAATATGATGCCTTGGGAACGGGACATTTACGTTTCTATGTTGATTGCGTATATTGAAGAAGAAAACCAAAAGATACGAGAAAGACAAAGAAAAAAGTAAATGGACTATTTTAAAGCCAAAGACATCAGAAAAAAAGGTTTAATGTCTATGATGACCGAAAGGTTATCATCGGGTATGGGCACGGGTGCTGCCATTGGAAGTTCCATTTCTGATAGAACAAAAGCAACTTTTACCGGCATTAAACAACGCTTTGATCCACTAAACATCGCCAGAGTTGTAACTGGTGGTTCTAAATTTGCACCTGCTTTTCTTGGTGCTTTAACAGGAAGAAGTAAACGAGATATTGGTTTTTTTACCGGCAAAAAGCCACGAGATTATCAAGGAATAAAAAGTTCCTCTGTTGATTCTGGATCTGTAGTTCAATATCTTGGTCAAATATATGATTTGTTTGTTAAAATTGAAAACGATAGAAAATTAGAATTAGAACAAAGAGAAAACCAACAAGAAGAAATTGAATCTGAAGAAAATCGTAGAAATCAGGCCCTCATTGAAGCGTTGACTACCAGAAAAAAAGCTAAGCCAACAAAAAAACAAACAAAAAAATTAGATGATGCCGGTAAAGAGATCGGCAAACAAAAAAAGAAAACTGATCAGTTAGATAAAGCCAAAGGAGAACCCGTTACACCTCCAAAAGAAGTAACTAAGCCAACTGTATCTGCACCTAAACCTACACCCACAGCACCAGCACCTAAACCTACACCCACAGCACCAGCACCTAAACCTACACCCACAGCACCAGCACCTAAACCTACACCCACAGCACCTAAACCACCTACTGCTGGCAAAATCGGTGGTGCTGCAATATTGGTTGGCGGTGCACTTGCTGGTACTGCCGCTTTAGTTGGTAAAGAATCTCTTGCGGCCAACATATCAAAATATGAAAGCGGCAAAGCCGGTTATAATGCGTACAACAAAGGTACTGTTGGTAATAAAATGATTCCGTCAGATAAGCCTATTGATTTTAGTAACATGACCATCTCTGAATATTTGAGGCGAGGTGCATTAAAACAAGGTGATCCTGATAGACTTTTTGCTGTGGGTAAATATCAAATAATTCCTGGTACTATGAAAGGTTTAATTGAAAAATTAAAAATAGATCCAGAAACAACTTATTTGGATCCAGCCACACAAGATATGTTATTTGCTAATGGATTAATTGGTCAAAATCGAAAAAAAGTAGATGCATATGTAAAAGGTCGAAGTGATGACCGAGATGGTGCAATATTAGAATTAGCTAAAGAGTTTGCTTCTGTTGGTATACCATATGATATGGACGTTGGCAAGAAAAAATTAAAAAAAGGTGATTCATATTATTCTGGTATTGGGGGTAACGTAGCTCATAATTCTCCTGAACAAGTAGGTGCCGCATTAGACGCTGACCGATTAAAAAATATGCAAGGTAATAAATCTACTGCTGTTCCGCCTGTATCGTCAGGTAATAAAATTGATTCAGAAACAAAAGAGAACATGGGATTAAAGAAATCTTTTCAGGAATCTCCAGCAACCAGTAAAAGTGTAAATAATACCAATATAAGTAATAAAACAACGGCCAGTAATGTGCCAGAAAAAGAGGATGATACCAATCCTCTGATTAAGAAAGCTAGATCAACATGAACTATCAAGAAGCCAAAAAGATAAGAGAAAAATCTTATATTTCATATCTGACTGAAAAATTGTCGGAAGGTCAAGGCGTAGGTTCAGCCATAAAAGCAACACTATCTGATAAATCTAAAGCAAGGTCTAAAGGTTTTAGTGAGAAATTTGATCCATTAAATATTGCCAAGTTTATGACCGGTGGTTCTAAATTTGCACCTGCTTTACTTGGTAGCATGCTCGGTAGAACCCAACAAGATATTCAATATTTTTCTGGTACCAAAAAAGCAAAAGAAGTTGGTGCTACAGCCACAAAAATAGACACGTTGGATTCTGATAATAATGTGATGGATATTCTTTCTAAGATATACACATTACTAAAAACAACAAACGACAATGATACTGAACGTAGAGCAAGAGAAGGCAATTTTAAAGAAGAACAAGAATTAGAAAGAGAAAGAAGGCACAAAGCTTTGATTGAAGCTATTACAGGAAAAAAACAAACATCAACTACTACAGCAACAGCAACAAAGGCCGATAATGGTTCTGGTTTATTATCAACTATTTTGGGAATAGTAACTGGTTTGATTGGTGATGCGATCAAAGGTGTTATGTCAGTTATTGATGGCATAAGCACTCTGATTAAAGGTGTGTTGTCGGCATTTAGTTTGGGTCCACTTGGACCTTTAAAACTTTTAGCAAAATTAGGTACTTTTTTGATTAGTCCTCTTGGATTAGGATTGATGGGTCTTGCAGCCGGAGCAATTACCGCATGGGCGTTTTGGAAAATGTTAAAAGATCCTTCTGGTTATGAAGCCGCAGATTCTGATTTAAGTAAAGGCCTGAATCAAGCAGAAAAGGTTGGTGGTTTAGCTGGCGTTAAAGATGAAATGGATCGTCAGAAAAAATTACCTGAATATGACAGAACAATGGCAGAAATAAAAAATTATCAATTCAGTTATAATGAAAGTGAACCATTAAACAACGTTCAATTGAAAGGTTTTGCCGAAAGAGGACCCGGTGCTCTAGAAGCTGTTGAAGATTATAAAATGGAAAGAGATAGAGTAAAGAAAGAAATTCTGACATTAAATCAAACTGCCACACCAGTTGACACAACACCACAAGCGGTGACACCAACAGAAACACCAGCACCAAGTGAACAAATGTCCAATCCAAAAACAACCAGTAAACTAAATGCCGTAACCAGTGAAAATTTAGAATTGAATTTACCAAGCACACCAGAATCGGTTACGACTGCACAGATTACAAACAATACGAATATCAGTTCAACCAAGAGCCAAAAACCAAAAGGTCCTATACCTTCTGTGAGGAATATGGAAGATTCCTTTCAGAGAATGCTATTAAGTAGTTTACGGGTTGTATAATAAAAAACCCACCATGAAGGTGGGTTTCTTTTAAGTAAAAGAAAATTAATTTTCTTCAGCAAGTTTACTAAAATATGCCATATCATCATCTTCAGAATCATCTTTAAATGGAGAATCTTCTGCAACAGGTTTAGGTGCAGGCTTTGCTTTGGCTTGTTCTACAGTTGTGCGTGGTGCTTCACCATTAAGACCAAGAACTTTATCTAAGCGTTGCTTCAAAGCATCATACGACTTGAATTCACCATCTTTTAAGAGTTCCTGTAGAGAGTGTTCAGACTTCCAAATCTTCTCTAGTTCTTCATCGTCATTCAGCAAAGCAGCAGGCGATTCGAATTCAGATTTATCATAATTCTGATAACCTTCAACTTTACGGATCTTTAACTTAAAGTTGGCACCTTTCCACATATCAAATGGGTTAATTGCTTGTTCATCTTCAAATTGTGGATTCATGGCTTCTGAAATCTTATCAAAAATCTTCTTGCCAAACTTAAACAAAAATACTTTACCTTCATTTTCTTTATTTGAAGGATCAGATACGATATAAACGTTTGCAATGTAATTTAGTTTACGTTTTTGCTTACGGACAATATCTTTATTTGCTTCAATACCAGAATTCCATAATGAGGAATTATGTTCACAAACGGGACATTGTTGATTGAGTGTGGTTAAACAATTATCAATTAACCATCCACCTGGACCTTGGAATCCGTGTGAGAAAATCTTCACCCATGGTAACGCATCATCACCATCAACTGCTGGTGCTGGGAGGAAACGAATCGTTGCCATGCCATTGCCAGATTTATCTACGGCTGGGCGCCAGTAGTTATCTGATTTATCGTTGCCTTCGGATGAGGTATTAAGTGCCTCGATTGCTTTAGATAGTTTGTCGAGGTTGCCAGATTGGCGTTTGAGGTTCGCAAATGAACTCATAATTTACTTCCTTTCGTATAAACGGTGTATAAACGGTGTATTAAAAACGACTTGTCCACATACTTCTCATAATATAGTAATATTTATCCAATGTCAAGTGTACATCTTCAAAATACCGATGGTAGTAATGGCGTCCGTGTGAAGTATACCAATACCACCTTCAACTCGCCATTGGTCGATGTTCTGTGGTGTATCATCAATCAATAGTGAATTCGAATTAGAAAAATCTCTCTTAAATCTTTTACCTGGAACCAAGTTCACAGGAAACTCAATGTTTTGGTTATTCAACCATTCAATCTTTTGTTCCCGAATCTCTGCATCCCGTTTCTCAGAAGAAGTGGAAGAAAGAATCTCTGTTGGTACCTTTAATGACCTGAGATAGTTAATTAACTCGATAGCATCAGGCATCAAGTTCAATGTAGCAAACTGCCTTTCAGCAATGAACATGGTGAAGAACTTGTCAAAGGTTTTATAGGTGTCGGCCTCTTTCGGTTCAATTTTGTACAATTCCTTGTATCGTTTATTGAAATCGGCAATCACACCATCCATGTCCAAGTAAATCTTGGTAATCTTATGCATATTCTTTAATCTTTTCTTTCAAAATTTGTTTGAACTTTTCTTTATCATAATGTAGAAATGGTTTATATTTCACACATTTAGTTTTAAAACTAGGCCAAACAATATCATCATATATTTCTTTTTCCCACATCGGGAAAAAATTCATCAGGTCGTTCAAAATGATAAGTGTTTCAAGTGTTATATCTCCTTGTGTAGTATACTGCATTAACTTAGGAAATTCATTGTTTCTTACCACTAATAAATCATTTGGATTTTCTACCTTATCCAATAATACAATTATATCATTTTCAAAGGTATATGTCAAGCTTTGTTGAGTTTTTTGCCACTTGGTATAATTCTCGTCACCATCCTGAAGTAAATCACCTACCCAATCACCTTTGCCTTGTATAAAATTGGCAATATAAAAGTTCTTGAGTTCTTCTAAATCATATTTACGAGATAGTTTATAGAATTGGTATTTTGATTTGTTGGTAGTAAATGTTTGCTTAGATACATTTGTTTTTCCGTTGTATCTAAAGTAATCATAAGATTCGGAAGTAAAATGTAACTTCAAAGCATTCCATAAAGCATATGCGGCAAAACCGGTATTCTCCGTCATAATTTAAATTGGCAATCTGGATGTTTTCTTCAACATATTATTATCTTGAGCCTCTTCTTTAATCTTTGATTTAAGTGCGGGTGAGATTAATGTTGCGGCCACTTCAATTTCCAAACCAGTTTCTTTGCAATGGTGGCAGATAGCGTCCATATAACCTAAACGATTTTCTATCACCAAATTTTCAATCATCATACTAAATTTTTTAATTTCTTCACGATTAGGCATAATTTAAATTCTACTGTAAAATATATGATTACCTATTTTCGTTACAACCTTTTGTTTATTCCAGCCAGGATTTACATAAACTGCATGGTAATACAATGCGTTTGTTTCTGCTATTTTATCATGTAAAACTGAAACTGTCAATGCTCTTTTTGCAATTAAATGAGATTCTTCCCATCTATACCGATCATGAATGTGTACCATTTCTTTGACCATACAAGTCCATGAAAATTGACACACGGTTCTTAAATTTTGATCCGTTGTTTTCTGATAAACAACTGAACATATAT